AAGTATGTAAAGTCGTTAGGGTTGATCGCCAACGGAGACGTTTCAAAAGAAGTTATTAAACCATTGAGGAACTCAGCATGAGCAATATAAATGATCTAATCTCTAAAACATATTATCTAGAGTCTAACAATCCACTTGCACAGTACATAAGAGATTTGAATAGGATGAGTCTATGTGTTGTTTCTTGTGATACATTCAGGACAGCGTTAAAAGAAGAAATAGATAGGGTCGCATCAGTTCTAGACTCGTACACAGAGGTAGAATATGATAAGACCTTCAAAGTTAAAAGGCTAGTTCCTCCCGACCGTTTGATTGACAAGGACCAGTGGGGCAAATGACGAAGTCTAAAAAAGAATGGGTAGTTGAAAAAGATGTTTTTGAGGAAAACGAGCAACAACTATGATCGTAACATTGTTCACTCAAGAAAAACCCATAGGTACATACTATGGGTTTTTTTGTAGCCTGATGTTGCGCCTAGACTTTTCATGACAGAATTTTGACAATCTTGCCGAAAGAGCTTGACAAAGAGGATAACAGCAACTATAATACAGACATTGCGTGAAGAGTGCATTCACATTAATCAATTTTCAGAATGAGACGTGTATCGATGGAATTTCAGCCAGATTCAGTTATGATAACAGCAAAAGTCCTAGGAACTGCTATCGGTACATTTTTTGGTATATGTTTTTTTATAGGTGTTTTGAACGGCTCCACTGAGATCAAACCCCTCGCTATTCCAGATAATTTTGAGATTGGCTATATTTCTGATTGTCGCAGCGTAAAGCAAGATATGTCTAATCCAGAAGAAATCAGGATATTAAGAAATAAAGTTCAAAAACTTAAGTTAAAAAGACAATTAGCTGAAGAGTTAGAGCTGAAAAGATCAAAAAAGACCAGAAGCAAACATGCCCTTTTCGATGAATGTGTGTCTACTTTAATTTCTTTGGGAGAAAATAAAGCTAGAGCAACTCAGATCACCACTGAATTTTTAGACAAAAGCCCAAACGTAAAAACAATAGATGAATTTATTACAGGAGTTTTCAAAAAGTGAACATAAACTTAATGGCACCGATCAATCAGCTTGGCTACGGTATAGCTGGTTTGAATATCCTAAAAGCATTGCAAAAACAGTGTAAAGTATCACTGTTTCCTATTGGTCAACCTCAAGTAACAACGGAGGAAGATCACAATCATGTAAAATTTGCTATAGAGAAAGCTCGTTTCTTTGACTCTAAAGCTCCATGCGTCAAGATTTGGCATCAAAACGATATGTCTCAATTCGTAGGCAACGGTGAGCATATTGGTTTTCCTATTTTCGAGTTGGACATCTTTGATGAGCTAGAACAGCATCACCTAAACTCTTGCGATAGACTTTTTGTTTGCTCAGAATGGGCCAAGCAGACAGTGAAAAACAACCTCTCGGGCTTCGACAAGCCGATAGATGTGGTTCCACTTGGAGTAGACACAAATATTTTTAAGCCTACTCCATGTGTTGATGGTGGTAAAACTATTTTTTTCAATTGTGGAAAATGGGAGATTCGCAAGGGTCATGATTTTCTCATAAAAGCTTTCAAGATTGTGGCTGAAGAGTTCGAAAATGTAGAATTATGGATGATGTGCAGCAATCCATTCAACTCTGAGGAAGAAAATCTTCGATGGCAACAATTGTATCATCATCCAAAAGTTAAACTAATTCCAAGGGCTGAGACACAATCTGAAGTGTATAATATAATGAGTAAAGTTAGTTGCGGGGTGTTTCCGTCGCGTGCAGAAGGCTGGAATCTAGAGCTTTTAGAAATGATGGCTTGCGGAAGGTCAGTGATAACAACGGGATACGCTGCACACACAGAATTTTGTACAAAGGAAAACTCAAATATTATACCTATAGACAGCACAGAATCTGCATTCGATGGAAAATGGTTCTTCAATCAAGGTAATTGGGCGAAGATAGGAGAAAAAGAAATATCTTCCCTTGTAGACCTTATGAAAAATGTAGTCACAAATTGCAATAAAACGAACATCGCCGGAATTGAGACGGCTCAAAGATTTAGTTGGGATAATTCTGCTACAAAAATTTTAAAAAGTCTGGGCCAACAATGAGCGATGAAGAGCATAAAACTTTAGCTAAATTAGAATACTGTATTGATGAAGACGGTGAAATCTATATTGATATTTTAATAGAAGATTATTCAGATGAAACACTCCGTCAGTTTGCGAGGTTATTGTCCTCCATCCCAACATCAAAGTTTCAGTTACAAACATTGGGGATTGCTCAAGAAGCTTTTTCCAAAGACGGCAGATCGGAAGAACTAAAAATTCTGGTGTCTGAGATTGTTAAAATACAAGGATTGAGTAAAATACTAGGTTATTTAGAGACGAAGGATACTACTATTAATGAGGAAAAGGATAACCCTTTGATTAAACCCAGCGATTTAATGTGAGGAGTCAACGATGAATATTAAAAAGAAGATAGGTTGGCAAAAGTATGAAGATGTGATCGAAGAGCAGTTGGATTCACCCCTGCTGGATATGCTATACCAAAAAATGGGAATGGTTGATTTAGATGATGAGGATGAAGATTTTGTTGAAGATGAAGATGATCAACCCACAACTCATCAAAACTTAATGATTCCAATAGACAGTAAACTCATAGAAAATATATCTTTGACACAAAACTTTGACTGCTGGTTGGGTCACACTAATTTTAACATAACAAAAGAGATCAAAGATAAATTAAATCGTACTGAAGGGATTGAGCTACTAAAAATATGCAGTAGATACAGATTTTTCATTGGCGTTGGACGTATGTTTGATTTTGGAAATGTAAGAAAAGTAATTGAAGATTTGTTTTTAGAATAGGAAAAATTAATGAAAAGTTATGAGCATTATGTTAATGATGTCGAAACTATGAACGTTGCTCAAAATGCCGCGTCATCTTTTCGTAAGATTTTATCTCAGGACGAGATCAAAAGTTGTATATTGAACGCTATTTTACGGGCCGTTAACAAATACGACAAAAGAAGCAAAGCTAAGTTTACCACATATCTTCACAGCGGCGTTGTGTTTGAATGTTTGAGTCAAAGGAAATTCAACAGAAACAACAACGCTCAATTACAGGTCAATATACCTGATCGTCGAGATCCTTTTGTTGATTTTGAGACCAGAGACCTGATAGAATCCGTGTGCGACGATCCATCTTTGGTGATCGACAGGCTTTACGGAGACATGACAATCAAAGAATTGGCTAGCACAAGGGGTGTTTGCGGAGAGACTATCAGGATAAGATTGAACAAAAGTTTAGAAAAGATCAAATACGCACTTAATAAAAGTGTATAATCCATTATGGACACGGACTACAAAAAGGAAAAAGGAAAATAAATCTTATTTTTTATATTTGACAGGAGTTTTATTATGCCTATTGTAGCAGCTAGCGGTAATGGTGCCGCTCCTTCCGTGGAAAAGAATAACGGCGGAACAGTTCTTGGTGGTGGTAACATTTCAACCACAGGTCCAATGACCAAAAATCTCAGCATCAACAGTCTTGCTGATAACGTTGGAAAGGCCATTGGGTCTAAAGTGATCGCCAAAGTTGGAACAGGCAGTCAGTATACTGACCGTGTTGGCGTTTCTGGTGCTGTTCCGGGATCAGTAACTGCCGGAACGACAGTTCTTGGTTACAAAGCTAATTCCACCCAATGGGTAATGAAAGGTGGAAATGTAACCGTCACTCTTGGAGGTACAGCAAACACAACCTTGATTGGAGGTCAATCTGGTCCAAAGCCTGACAGAGACGGCATCAATCAGATTCAGCGAACTAGGACTAACGGTACTTTGGATATAGATGTTCTAGCACGTCCAAGCTCTGGTATTGCTTCTTATGTGGTAAAAACCGGAGGAGGTACTCTCAAGAACTTTATCGATCCAGCAGTCGCAGGTGGAGCCACAACCTCTGCCGATTCTGCGGGTGCTCCAACGCGAGCAGTTCCCGGAGAACTGGTTTACATGTACGGCTCAATACTGCCTAAGCAAGATAATTACAAAGCGAAAGATTCTTTCGAAAGCTAAAATTACCTTTTAACTTAAAAACTAGCCTCTGGATAACTCTGGGGGCTAGTTTTACGTCTTAACATAGGGGTTTTGCAATATGCTTTCACAAGATCAAGCCGCCGCTATAGTAACGCTCATAGGTGCCTCAGGTACTATTTTCTTAGCCGTATGGAAAATAATAAAATGGTTTAAAGCATTTTTTAATGAGCAAGTCCGAATAGCAGATCATCTGAAGATAATCAAACAAGAAGTCACTCCAAATGGTGGTGGCTCCATGAAAGATATAATCAACAATTTAAAATCTACTGTTGATAGAATAGAAATTAGACAAAAAATTCTTGATCAAAGATCCAAAGCAACGTTGCATTATTCATCTCAATGTTTGTTTGAAACAGATAAAAACGGTAGATTGACTTGGTACAACGAAGCGTTTAAAACGGAAACGCTAGATCTTGGACCTCTTGAAGGTCATGACTGGTTCTCTGTCGTCGATGAAAAACAGAGAGAAGAGTTTATCACTGAAATAAAATCATGTTTAAGTATGTGCAGGAAGATTGATATCGAGACCTTTTCAGTAAATGGATGCTCAGTAAGGTTTGTTGGTTTTCCATATAAAATCGCACATTCAATTCACGAAGGTTTTTTAATTCATTTTTTCCAAATAGGAGAATGTAATGAGCACAGAAGGTTCTAATGGTTTTCAATTAAACACTAGAGATTTGATCAACTTGGCAAAGAACGCGGCACTTGTTGGTGGAGCAGCCGCTTTGACTGTGGTTGCTGAAAATGTAAAACTTATAGACTTTGGTGTGTATTCACCTCTTGTCACCACAGTTCTCGCAATGGGCTTGGACACAATTTTGAAGTGGGCAAAAAACAACAACAAGAAGTAATTATATAGGAATATCAAAATGAGTGATTTTAATTCGCCAAAAGATCTTCTGAATGCTTATCGAAAAGGTTTTAATGGAGCGATCTGCGATCCAGAAGAAACGGCGACTTTGCTGGGTGAATTAAAAACACCTCTATTTGGAGCCGCTGCTTACAGACTGTATGGGTCGGGAGAAGGAAAACTCTCGCTCCCATACAAGTCTCTCTTAAAATTTGACCCTAAGTTTGGTCCATCAGAAAGACAAGAAACGGGGGACTGCGTAAGTCATTCCACTAGGAACGCTGTTGACGTCACCCGAGCAGTAGAAATAGATGTACAGGGTGAATCTGAATCGTTCGAAGCGAGAAGTGCCACAGAAGGCATTTATCAAAGCAGAACCAACAGTGGTCAAGGTATGACCTGCTCCAATGCGGCTAAATACGTATCCACACAAGGTGGCATTTTATTGCGTAAGAATTATGGAGCAATAGACTTATCTACCTACAATGCTAAGGTTGGTGCAAATAAAACTATTCCTCAGTCAATTTGGATCAACGAAGCTAAAAAGCATCAAGTAAAAACTATATCGATGATAACAACCATACAAGAAGCCAGAGACGCTTTGGCCAACGGTTACGCTATCAGTGTTTGTTCTGGTTATGGATTCTCTTCCAAGAGAGACGGCAACGGTATCGCAGAAAGATCTAGCGGCTGGAATCATGCAATGGCTTGGATCGCATGTGATGACACAAAAAGTAAATTTAAAGAAATGTTATTTTTAGTTCAAAACTCTTGGGGTCTATGGAACTCAGGACCAAGGGTTCATGATCAGCCAGAAGGTAGTTTTTGGATCAGAGAAAAAGACGCCCGAGGAATGTTGGCCGAGCAAGGATCTTGGGTTTTTAGCAATGTTGATGGGTTCCCAGCTAAAGATCTACCAGATTATGGCACATCATCATTTTTATGATATGGAGATTGCGATGTATAAGAAAGTATTAGCTTTATGTTTACTCTTTTTTCTTGATGGGTGCGATCAAGATCAACAGTTCAAAAATCCAGCTCGCGCTTTTGTTTCCACAAGATTAGCTCAATCATTTTTAATGAACGTTGAAGCCCCAGACGACGACAAAGAAGAGCTTTGCGATGGTTCTGGTTTTATCATTCATGGTGACGGTCACAAGACTGAATGTCCCGGATGCAAGGCTTGTCAAAAAAATGACCCAATTATAGATAATACTATTGTAGCAACACAAGATCCAGAATATTATATCTACCAGATTGGTGCTGAGTGGTGCGCCCCATGCAGACTAATGAAAAAGACTACTTGGGAAGATAAAGATCTTAGAGAATTGATGGACAGCAAAAAAATAAAACTCGTCTTTATAAACGAAGAAGATGCAGAAAATAAGAAATATCTTTCTTATTACAAGATTACGAGATATCCAACAATACTGTTGATCAAGTCAAACGTTTTTGATAAAATCATTTCTAAGAAAATAGGGTTTATTGATTCTAAGGGCGTAAAAGAGATGATTGAAGGATTGGGTGTTCAATGAATCAAGAAAATGAAGAGTTAAATGAAATAGCGAGGAAGGTTGCGGCCCATAGATTTTCAGGTGATGAAAATTACAGCATTGATCCATTCTTTATCATTGCTATCGCAGGCTTGATTATAAACATTTCAAGATTTATATATGAATGCAATAGAAGCAAGAACAAGGAAGATTTATTCGATGAAATAAAGAATCCTTCCGTGATGTATAAACTACTATTGCACAGAAATATTAAAAAGAAATGGAAATCTAAAAAAGATCGTGACTCAGTCTACAAATCTATGATAGAAGTTTCTAAAGGTTTATCGGGACAGGAATTAAGTTGCATATTCAATGAAGCGGAGAAAAAACAATGACAGTATTTCAAATGATTGTGGTTGGTTTAGGTGTTGTTTTAGGAGGCAGTGTTCTTTGGGGTGAAATTCCAAAGGATTTTTTCAAAAGGAAGCAGCCATCAAATAAACCAGAGCCATCTATTGAGAAAGATGTTGATTATGAAGTTAAGAAAGAATCGAGTGTAGAAAATGTCTCCACGATCTCAGAGCTAACTCAGATGGTTATTGTGTGGGAAAATTTAATATCTCAATGCAAGAAAAATAATTTGATGCAAGCTTGCAATGAGCTTGAAAAGATTTTTCCTTTGCTTGTGAAGGTTGAACAAACCATAGACGTAAGAGGACATTCAAATGAATAAAAAAATAAAGTTATTATTAGCATCAGCACTCTGCGTGATTGGTATTTTTGGTGAATCAGCATTTGATGCAATCAAAAATATAAGTCCAGCAAAAACTACAGTCAAAGTAGATGAGCCTTCAATAGAATATAAAACTCTGGTGCAGCCAGTGGTTGAAACGAGCTTCAGTTCTGAAGATTCAGATTTATTGTTTTACTTTTACTCAGAGATGGCTGACATAATAAACACAGATAAAGAGTTTATTCAGACGACCGAGCAATTCAGAAAGTTTAATATGTTTGCTGGAGGATTATACTTTAACACAAAGCTAAAAGATAAATATGAAAATCTAGGTGAGGATATTGACAACGTTATTGTTCAGTCAATTGGTAAAGAAAGCGTATCGTTAGATAGCTCTAAACGTGAAAAGCTTGTTCAAACTTTAAACGCTTTATCTTGGGGTGTCAAACAATGATAGATGACATTCTCAAGGCGTTGCTCTCTAGAGTCGGTATAAAAGAAAAAGACATAGACAAAGCAAAAGAGCTTTTGGAAAAAGTTGAATTCACAATAAAAGACGGTAAAAAAGTAATGATAGTTCATATAGGTGAAGGAATTGAGCTTAGTGTTGTTCAAAAAGAAAACTGATAAAACCCCTCCGTAATAATGTATTGCGGGGGGATTTTTTTTAGAAATTGTACAGACAAATCACGCCTATCAGACTATAATAGATTACCCGATTGTGGTCACTATTCAACTATTTAAAACAAGGAAGAAAATGCAAGTTACAAAACGTAATGGAGATAAGGAAAATTTTTCTGTAGAAAAAATTCATAAGGTTCTTGAGTGGGCTACCAAAGACATCAACGGTGTAAGTTTTTCTGAGGTAGAAATGAATGCTAATCTATCTCTTTACGACGGAATGTTAAGCTCAGAGATTCACCAGATTTTAATTAAATCGGCAAATGATTTAATCTCAACGCAAAGTCCAAATTATCAGTATGTTGCGGCTAGACTGCTAAATATGCAACTGAGAAAAGAAGTATGGGGCTGCGGCGACATCCCAACGGACTTTACACTGTTCCTACAAAGGAACGTAGACAATGGTATCTATCACGATTACCTTTTAAACAAATGGATCGATGATACTAAGCCAAATGATCCGTATCACAAGGTACGTAATCTTGGAATGTACATAAATCACTCTCGTGACGATTTTTTTACATACGCTGGATTACAACAACTGATTGATAAATATCTTGTCAAAAACAGAAGCACCGGTGTTATCTATGAAACACCTCAGTACGCCTATATGTGTATCGCTATGTGCCTGTTTGATTCGTTAGAGGGTGTAAAACGTGCCTACGATTGCTACTCTACGTTCAAGATCAACCTGCCTACTCCTATCATGGCTGGAGTCAGAACCAATACCCGTCAGTTTGCAAGCTGTGTTCTTGTTGACGTGAATGATGATATAGACGGTATTTTTTCTAGCATCCACGCTGTTGGCAAGTATACAGCCAGAAGAGCTGGTATCGGTCTAAATATAGGAAGAATCAGACCGATCAACTCTCCAATCAGAGGAGGAGAAGTTATTCACACTGGCGTCATTCCATTCCTAAAAAACTTCGAATCAGCAGTAAAATCTACAAGTCAAAATGGCCTAAGGGGAGGGTCAGCGACCGCCCACATTCCATTTTGGCACTACGAGATTGAAGATGTCTTGGTTCTTAAAAATAACGCTGGAACTGACGATAACCGTGTGCGAAAATTAGACTACTCAATTCAATTTTGTAAATTATTTTATGATCGTCTGATTGCAAATCAAGATATCACCCTGTTTAGTCCTCATGAAGCAAAAGGATTATACGAAGCTTTTGGTGACAACAAGAAGTTTGAAGAGCTTTATTTAAAGTATGAAAATTCTAGATCTTTAAAGTTTAAGAAGAAGATATCAGCCAGAAAATTGGCAGAAATTTTTGCTCGCGAAAGACTTGAAACTGGTCGAATTTATTCAATGAATATTGACAATGCCAATGAGCATGGATCGTGGAATATACCATGCTATATGTCTAATTTATGCGTAACCGGAGATACATCCGTGATGGTTGACGTGGAAGGGCAATTGTGTACAATCTCTATGGAGGAGGTAGTGCAGCTAGTTGAATATGGCAAGGAAGTTAAAATTCTATCTTCAAAAGATGGTTTAGATAGCTTTGAATTGATATCTGACGCCGCAATGATGAATGAAAGTGCGGAAATTCTGGAGGTTACAGATCTAGAGTCTGGCTTTGTCGTAAAATGTACTCCAGATCATAAAATCTATACCAAAAACCGTGGATACGTAATGGCGAAAGACTTAGAAGAGACGGACGAATTGCAGATAATGGAATGATTTGTGTATTATAGGATAGATAATTTCTATTCCTACATGCGGAGATTGATCATGCTACACTACGTCTACAAAATTACCTTCAAAACGACGCTAAAGACATACATTGGTATGACCAGCAAGAGTCCAACAGAGCGAATACATAAACATTATCTGAACTCCATAGCTGGGATTGATAGTCACTTGTATAGAGCTATCCGATTGTATGGCATTTCTGATTGCCTATTTGAAACACTCTCCAAATGCGAGTCTCAGGAAGAGGCTCTACGATTGGAAAAAGAATTTATTAAAGAAAACGACTCTATCGCAAATGGATACAATGAAAGTCAAGGAGGAGTTGGTGGATGGTGCGTTCCAGATCATAAGCTAAACCAATGGAAGCAGAAGATTTCAAAAAGGTCTAAAGGAAAGAAGAATCCTAATGCCAATGCCATTTCCAACGAAGAAATTCTTGAGTACGCTATGAGTTTTTTTAAGAGCAATGACAACCGTCTGATACGTGCTAGATGGACTGAATACTCGAAAGAAAACGGATTGCCACTAACATATACCAAGTATCGTTTTGGAGGAGGTTATCAAAACTTTTTAGAGTCATTCAAGAAATTTTTATCAAAAAACGGTATTGACCACAATAAAGATTCGTTCGCTCTGACTAAAGATGAAAGATACAACGAAGAAGTCAATTTAAAAATTAGTAACACTATTAAACAGAGAAACGAGAAAAATGCTAAAAATCAATAAGCTTAATAATGTCGAAAAGGTATTTGACGTTACTGTTAAGCATAATCACAACTTTTATGCCAATGGGGTTTTGGTAAGCAATTGCCAAGAAATTATACACCCCACGGTTCCAATCGAATCCATAAGTGATCCAAAAGGTGAAATAGGTATCTGCATTTTATCGGCACTCAACCTGCTAGAGTTGAACAATGAGAAAGATATTGAATTAGCTTGCCGAATCGCCGTACAGACTTTGGATTCTGTGATAGAATATCAAGAGTATCCAATCTTGGCTGGCGAAACTTTCACAAAGAACAGACGTTCTCTTGGTATTGGAATCACTAATTTAGCTGGTTTTCTAGCAAAGAATAAGCTATCTTATAACGATGAAGCTGCATTGAAACTTGTTCATGAAACGATGGAGCAAATACAATGGCATTTGATAAACGCTAGTTGTGAATTAGCTGAATCTCTTGGGCCTTGTCCAAAGTTTAAAGATACGAAATATTCTCAAGGCTTGCTACCAATTGATTGGTATAAGAAAACGGTCGATGAGCTTGTTGAACCTAAATACAATATGGACTGGGAGGGTTTACGTGAAAGAGTCAAGAAACATGGTCTTCGCAATTCTACTTTATCTGCTATTATGCCTTGCGAAAGTAGTTCTGTCATTCAAAACAGCACCAACGGAATAGAACCAGTCAGAAGCTTATTGATCCACAAAAAGGCCAAGAACGGTGTTCTCAAGCAGCTTGTTCCAAACTATCACAGTCGAAAGAATTACTACACAATAGCTTGGGACATAAAAGACAATAAGTCTATTCTTAATATAGCCGCCGTGATTCAAAAGTTTGTTGACATGAGCATGAGCACTAATTTATATTACAATTATTCTCATTATGCAGATGGAAACATTCCTCTCAGCGTGTTGATCAAAGATCAGATTTACGGTTATAAATATGGTCTAAAAAACTTCTATTATGCCAATACTCCGGATGGAGACAAAGAACATAATGAGATGTTGGGAGAAGAAGAAGGGGGGTGTATCGGTGGAGCATGTAGCATTTAAGTTCTGCGCCAGTTGTCAAGAGAATAAGTCCATTTTATGTTTTGGGAAAGATAGAAGGTCTAAAGACGGATTTAGAGGGCGTTGTAAAGACTGCCGAAAGGCAGAAACGTCTACCCCGGAACAAAAAGAAATGGCTAAAAAAAGAAGGAAGCGTTATGACAACTCAGAACACGGCAAGGCAATAAAAGCTGAGTATAGTAGAACTGAAACGGCTAGAATTTTGTCTAGAGCCAGAAATAAAAAGTATTCTTCTAAGCCCGATGTCTTCGAGAGAAGAAAGGCTTACGAACGAGATAGATTCAGTAATAATCTCAATTACAGATTGATATCTAACTTGAGATCTAGGTTATACGGAGCACTGAAGGGGACCACTAAATCGGACCATACCATGAGGCTGTTAGGATGTGATGTCAGCCAACTGTGGGAACATTTAGAATCTATGTTTCAAGAGGGAATGACAAAAGAAAACTACGGAAAGTGGCATGTCGATCATATAAAACCCTGCGCCTCGTTCGACATGTATGATCCAGAGCAGCAAAAACAGTGTTTTCATTACAGCAATCTTCAACCATTGTGGGCGGAAGATAACCTTATAAAAGGTATACGAACAACTAGTAACGCAAAGGATTTGAATGAAAACAATTTTTAATCTCAAAAACGTTGACCCAATGACTCAGCCATTGTTTCTTGGACAAGACCTTGGCGTACAAAGATATGACATCATCAAATATCCTATCTTCAAAGAGCTTGACAGCAAGCAAATGATGAACTTCTGGAGACCAGAAGAAATTGAACTAAAGAGAGACAGGGGAGATTTTAAGCAGATGAGTGACAATGAAAAATTCATTTTCACATCCAATCTTAAATATCAAACAATGCTCGACAGTGTGATCTGCCGTGGAGTTCCAACCCTTCTTGAGTTTGTCACGAACACTGAGCTAGAGGCGTGTTTGATGACTTGGCAATTCTTTGAGAAAATTCACTCTCAAAGTTATAGCTATATCATTCAGAATGTATACTCTGACTCTTCAGAAGTTTTTGAAGGAATTTATGAAGATAAAGAGATTATTAAACGTGCGAATACCGCTATCTCAGACTATAATAATCTGATGGGTATGGCGTGTTGTACAGATAAAAAGTCTGATATCAAAAAACAAATATACATGACTATCATCAGCATAAATATTTTAGAGGCTATTCGTTTCTATGTCAGTTTTGTTTGTAGTTTTGCTTTTGCTGAAAACAAAAAGATGGCTGGAAACGCCGACATAATCAAACTCATAAAGAGAGATGAAGCTCTGCATTTGATGAACACACAGCAAATCCTAAAGATTCTACACACGGAAGAATCAGAGGGTTTTATTCAAACTGCATATGAATGCCGAGAAGCTGCAACAAAAATGTTTGAAAATGCAGCCAATGAAGAAAAAGAATGGGCGTCTTACTTGTTCAAAGATGGATCTATCATAGGTCTCAATGAAACCGTTCTGCATCAATACATTGATTGGCTATGTATGTCAAGAAGAAAGGCTATTGGTCTACCTTACGACAATGTTGGTAAAAACCCAGTGGCTGGATGGACTCAAGCTTGGATGCAAAGCGAAAGTGTTCAGGTCGCACCTCAAGAACACGAAATAACATCTTATAAGATTGGTGCAAGTAAAAACGATATAGACAGCATGGATTTTGGAGATTTAGGATTATGATTATCGATGAAGACAATAAAGATTGGTCTGTCCCATGTTATATTTCAAAGATTAAACAATGGCATTATGACCGAAACCTTATAAAAGGAAGTACAGACAAAGATCAAACGTTGAAGCTACTGCAAGAGCTTGGAGAGCTTTCTGACAGCGTTTGCAAAGGAAAGAGTGTTGCGGACGACATTGGAGATATGATGGTCGTACTGATCAACATAGCAGAAAGGAACAATCTCTCTGTCGCACATTGCTTGGACGTTGCTTGGAACGATATAAAAGATAGAAAAGGAAAGATGATAGATGGAATTTTCGTAAAAGAGGAATTACAAGTAATTTAAAATCTTTCATAAAAGGCTATCAAATGACAACAAGAAGAAGAAGACAAGACAATGTCGTCAGCAAGAAAGTAACTTCTAAATCAACACCAAAGATAACACCATTGGAAGCGAAAACAGACAATCAAAAAGATTACATCAGAGCTATCGTAGAGAATGATATTATCTTTTGCTCTGGACCTGCTGGTTGTGGCAAATCTTTTATCGCCGCTGGAATAGCCGCCGAACATTTGCACTCAGGATTGGCCAAGCAGGTTATCATAACAAGACCTCTTGTTTGCAGTGGAAAAGACATAGGGGCATTACCCGGAGAAATGAGTGAAAAGATAGCACCATATCTTTTGCCTATGGAAGAGAATCTAAAGTTTTTCCTAGGGCAAGCCTACTATGGTTATTACCTCAATGAAAAACAAATTCAATATAGACCTCTTGAGGTTATGCGTGGAGCAACATTTCATGATGCATACATGATATTGGATGAAGCTCAGAATTGCACAGAAGATCAAATCAAGATGTTCGTGTCAAGAATGGGTAAAAACTCTAAGGTTCTTATCAATGGAGATATCAATCAAGACGACTTAAAGGGTAAAAGCGGCTTGGCCAGATGCATCAACAAGCTTGAAAATATCGATAGCATTGCAATCTGTAAACTTGGATACGAAGACATACAAAGGAATGGAATCATAGGAAGATTTTTGAGAGCATTGGAGAATTAATTTATGCCAACATATAGTTTTTGTTGCGAAGATTGTGCTGCAACAACTGAAATTGAATGCAGGGTCGCAGAGTATAAAGCCAAATCAAAAAAGGTTTCATGCTCAGTCTGCAATTCAAAGAATGTATACAGAGATTTTAAGGCTGACAACGTTCAGGGTTCTGTGAAAAACGTAAATACCATAGGTCAATTGGCGGATAAAAACGCCAAGAAAAATAAAACTAAAATCAGTGAAGCAAAGCATAAGCAAAAAGAATCTACAATTCAAGCGCCACAACCTTGGTATAAAAACAGCAAGTACGGATCTGCTACGCCCAAAGAAATAAACAAAATGTCAACAGACCAAACAACTAAATACATAATGGAGGGGAAAAATTGAAATACATCGACAGTCATTCAATTCCAAGTAAAGAAACTTCTACAGTTCTTTTCAGCAAGACTGGAAATATCATAGAAGAAAAAGAATCAGATAAAGTTACACATCATGCAAAAATCCTACGAACCGTAGACCGAGAAGAACTAAGAGAAAGTTATCTCATCAGAGTTCATCAAGGCGCACTCTTCGATCCATATGGACCGTATGGCAGGAGAGAAAGAACACTCGACACAATGATGAGAAGGGTTTCTAAAAATACCTTTGATTTATATCTCACGTACTTGAAAACAAACAATAGTATTTATTTAACAAAAGCTCAGAGAGGATTTTTAAATGACTAAAAAAGGACCGTTGGGCAAAGCAGAAAAGTTCTATGTTGACAATAACTTAGAAATGTCTATTGATTCTTTGTGCAAAGATCTAGACAGATCAAAGTCTACAATAGAAGGATATATAAAAAGTATAGTCATCAAAGAAACTACAAAAGCTGAAACATTGCTTTATCAGCAGTTTGCAAGAAACAACAAGGGGTCAACGGTGATGACGCCAAACGCATCAGAATTATCTGACTCAAAAAGATCTCAATCAACAAAGAAAATTTCAAGAGCTTCTTGCGTAGCAAAAATTAGGGAACAAAATGGACGATGAAAAATGGGCAAAGTTTTATTCTTCAGACAAGAAGAATGTCAATAAGCTTTTCATTAAAGTCATGACATCTGATGGTGAGCATTTTTTCTTTTCAGATTACGATCATTGGTTTTTAGTAAAAGAATATTGTGAAAAAAAAGAAGTCTTCATAAAAGATCTACACTTGCAATTCAGGTCCACGAAATGCATAATAGACATTGGAAGTCCAGAGGCTGTCTACTTGGTTAGATCAGCGTGGGGGTCCATAGGAAGACCAACAAGAGATTTCTATACTGTGGGTCTACTGAAAGACGATGGGTATGTCCACAAGCAAATGTGGGTAGTCCCAGAGCTTCTCCTAGACAAAGAGTACGAAGACGATCTATCAGAATGTTTTGAGGAGGCATTGATTTACGATGATAGAAACAGAATGTTTTGAGGAGGCATTGATTTACGATGATAGAAACAGAATGTTTTGAGGAGGCATTGATTTACGATGATAGAAAAAAGAAAAAGAACAGACAAGAGCAAGTATAAGCACGAGTCTACAGGTGATCACTGTACTTGTGCAGCTTATGTTGCTGAAATAATGTGTCGAAAAAATGCAGAAAATAAAAACGAAGGATCGTTGCCTTATAAATTCTGGAACAAAAAACCGTGGGATTGGACCTTCAGAAAACAGCTTTACGTTGCAAATAACTTGATCAAGTTATTCTCAGAAGAAGCTGTTGTCAAAGCTATCAACTCATCTGAGTTTTATGGAATATTTTCTTTAAATCATCCGAAAGTCAATGGGGTAATCCACAAATATCAGCTACTATTAGATGAACAGGAAGCTAAACCGAAGCAAGAAATAGAAGTTAAAAATGACGCTAAGGTAAGAAAATCTAGTTACGGTGGTAAAAATATTCTAAATAGATTGAGGAACATCGAGAATGGCGAAAAAGTCGAAGACATTGATAACTGATAGTGATTCGGATCAGATGGTAGCAACACTAATCAAGAAATATGGAAAGATTATTCAATCTGGCACCGAGGTTCTACAGAGATTAGAATCGTACAAAACCATAAGTATCGGTCCAGCGTTGGACATAGCTTTGGGTGGCGGAATCCGTGAAGGTCAGTGCGTGGTCATGACAGGAGATCCAAAGACAGGAAAGACAACCACCGCTCTTTATTTTGCGGCGAAGGCTCAAGCCGAAGGCAAAAGGATCTATTATTTAAATACCGAGGGTAGATTAACAAAGGAAAACTTTCACGGCATCAAGGGTCTGAACATTGAAGAAATTCAGATAGTTCAAGCTACAGATGACAAGCCTGTTATTTCCGCTGAAACATACCTCAATATTTTGGAACAACTGATCAAAGAAGAAGAAAACTTAGTTGTTATTGTGGATTCGACATCAAACATGGTTCCTCAGGATGAGATTGACGGAGATATCAGAAGCGGTGTACGCAACGCTTTGCCTAGATTGCTGTCAATGTTCTTCAAAAGAATCAGTGGCGACATGGCAAGAATGAAAGCTATAGCTATATTTGTTACTCATAATATTGCTAATACTGGAGGATCTAAATACGCTCCAGCAAAAATGGCTGACTGTGGAAATATGATTCAGTTTCAGGCTGGTACAAATATGGTTATTACTCACAGAGGAAAGTGGGAAGTTCCAAAGGAATCCGGAAACCATGTCGGTCAAGTGGCGAATTGGCAGATCAAGACTTCCGCCGCTGGTGGTCGTCCAATGAGCACAGCTCAAAGTTGGATTAGATATGGAGTAGGAATCGACGAATGCCAAGAGATAGCTCAGATCGCCACAGAGTTCGCTATAATAAGCCTAAAAGGATCGTGGTATACTATCAATAAGTTTGTAGAAAAGGCAGAAGATCCAATCATAAAGACTTGGCTAACAGCAAACGGCATTGATTCAACCAAAGAAGAAGAAGTGACCAAAGCCTTTAAATTTCAAGGGATAGAAAATGTGGTAACGTTCTTGAATGAGAATGAAACTTTATTAAACTATCTAAATGAAAGCATCAGAGAAGTATTGCTATGAAAGTTTTTGGGTTAAACGAAAGAGAATATATTCTGGATCTTAAAAAATGCTCCAAACCAAGAGATCGATGTTCTGTTTACCATAAAATGGCCAGAGTCCTGCTTCATGAAATGTTTTCTGGCTACAATATTTATGAAGAGGTTAAATTACCGGGATCGACAGATCCTTCAAAAAAATCCGTTTTATACCTTGACTTCTTTATTCCCAATGGTAAGGTTGGAGTAGAGGTTCATGGAGAGCAACATTTTAAATTTGTACCATTTTTTCATAAAACTAAAATGCAATATCTACAAGCTAAGGCGAGAGATGTGGCCAAGATACAGTGGTGTGAAATAAATTCGTTCAAATTGATTGAGTTACGCTGGGACGATAACATAGAATATTGGAGAGAAAAAATTGAACGCAGCAGATAGATTAAGGCATTTTTTAGATGGCATAGATGCGTATATAACCGCAAAAAACATCACACCCACACCGTTCAACGCAGAGTTTGCTATCGCAGAAACCTTTACGCTTGAGCAAATGCAGAAACTCATTCAAGATGAATGTTTTAATTATGCGTATTTATTATATCAATATGCTGATCATGTGTCTCACGAGCGAGCTAATTGTGAAAATGTTGTAAAATGGTGTGATTACAATCTGCAAAGTATCATAGCAGAAGATTTGAAAAATGGCGTATGGGAACAGTACGCAAAGCATGAGACGAAAGTGGCCACTATCCTAAGGGACAATGAAGTCGCTTTTAAAATCCATGAATGGAAAATGACAGCAGAAGGTCGTCTTGAAAATGTGAAAAACAGAGAATATAACATTCGTCGCAAGGCAGATATCTTGATCGAAAAAGGAAAGAAAAGATGAGTAGTGAATCTATGCAAGCGTTTTTAGACTCTTTGACAGATGATCAAAAGGCTAAACTTATAAGCGAGTTGTCTAAATCAATACCTATTATTCATAAAGAAGAAGTGGTTTCTTCTGTGAAGCCTCGTGTGCAAGTGAACGAGGATTTTACTGTTGTTCGTGGTGAAAATTATTCAGATAAGAGGAAAACTCAGGTGAAAGCAAAGAACAATCAGTGGAGCGACACTGGTGAAGATCGTGATCCAAGTTTTGATGCATCTAAATTTGAACGTATGGGCAAAGCCATTCGAAACCGTGAAAGAACAAAGAAGCAATCTGTTGATTGCCACGTTTGCGGAAGGTCTATTGAATTAAATTCAAACCTAGTTTACGGAGAATTCGTTCGATGTAATAGATGCACAGGAAAGTAGAATGGATTCACAACTTTCTGACATTGGAGCAGAACGCGCTGTGTTAGCAGGGCTTTTTGCTTACGGTTTAGATTCATATGTCGAGATAAACGATTTCATTACACACAATAGCTTTGCTCATCGCAGCAATCAGGTTATTTACAAGTGTATCGAAAAAGTACTTGAAAAAAGTAATGCTATTGATATCCCGTCGATCCTGTCTGCGGCAGAGCAACTCAATCTATCAGAAGCAATACAAACAAAACAAGAGCTAGAATACATCAGAGACTTGATGGATTATCCAGTCAAGCAAACCAATGTATTGATTTTTGCGGCTCAAGTTAAAAAGTTTGAATTTGCCCGTAAGGCTAGGCTTATAGCCAACAAGATAGACAAAGATATATCATCGATCAATGGCGATGAGACTATAGATGAAATCATTAGTCTTGTAGAAATGCCGTTGATGGATTTTCTTCGAGGAGATGACTCTGGTAAAAAACCCGAGATGCTCGGAGACGACATTGATGAATATCTTGATTTTCTCATAGAGAATAAATGTGACCAAATCGGATTGACTAGCGGTTTTCCGAGATTCGACTCTGTGGTTGGAGGAGGTCTACGTAGAAAATGCGTAGACTTAGTCTCCGCTCGTCCCGGAGTTGGTAAGTCTGTCTTTGCCGACAACGTAGCTATACACAACGCTCGCAAAGGCATCCCCGTTTTGATGCTAGACACAGAAATGTCTAAAGAGGATCATCTCAATAGAATTTTGTCTAATATCAGCGGAGTTGACATAGGAGAAATATCAACAGGAAAATTCTCAGAAGATGATGAAAAGCTTATCCGTGTGAAAAAAGCTAAAGAAGAAATCAAAAGCATTCCATACACTTATGCGAGTGTTGCCGGAATGCCGTTTGACGCACTCTTGAACATTATAAAGAGATGGATATTGAGAAGTGTGGGTCAAGATGATAAAGGCAAGACAAAAGACTGTTTGGTCGTTTGTGACTACCTAAAGTTAATGTCTTCAACATCTATCAAAAACAATGTACAAGAATATCAAGCTCTTGGTTTTCAGATAACCGACCTTCATAACCTAGCTGTCAAATATGATTTTCCATGCTTGTCTTTTGTTCAATTGAACAGAGATGGTATCACAAAAGAGTCTACAGACGCTGTGAGCGGTTCTGATAGGCTCATTTGGTTATGCACATCTTTCTCCATATTTAAACTCAAGTCTGTTGAGGAGCTTGCAGAGGATGGACCGAATGCAGGTAATCGTAAGTTGGTAACGTTAAAAGCTCGTCATGGAGCTGGTTTGATCGACGGTAATTATATCAATATGAACATGATAGGATCTCATGCAAAACTTGTAGAACTAAGAACTAGAAATGAAATGAGAATGTCTCCAAACGGAGGTATTATTGAGGGTTCGAATCTACCTTTTGACGCAGAGGAAGAAGATGAAGATTGATAATGATGTGAAGTTAGACTTTGATGATGTATTACTCGTACCACAAAGATCAAAGGCTGCTAGCAGAAAAGATGTTGATTTAAAAAGAACATTCAAATTCTATCACTCAAACAGAGATTGGAATGGAATACCAATAGTCGCTGCCAA